TACTATCTGGCATGACAACATTAGACATACTAAAATCATCTAATAACCTTCTAAACGTCAATTCAACTGTATATGTAGCAACCAAACCATTTGAATCTGAAATTGTAAATCTATATGTTAATTCTCCCTGCGGGATGACTACATAATTTGGAAAAGTTAGTATATAAGCACTAGTACTATCGTTTGTCATAGAAAAAGTTGCACCAGTTTCGACAATTTCCATAGTACAAGCAGTAGAACCAGCATCTGCTTCTGAAGAAACATAACTAAGTTCATAAATTGCAGCAGTTCCTGATCTTCTTACAACCAATTCATCAGCAATTATATCATAATCAGAATTATAAGTAGTTGATAATGTTGGTGTTAGATTAATATCATGTAATACATACTCATAATTTGCAACAGTGTTTATATCATCAATTTCCATATCAAATAACGTATAGTAGTCAACTTCATTTATAGAAATTATTGTTTCTCTTGGAATAACCTTTGAATAAAATGTTTCAAAAGTATTTCTCATTGGAACAATAGAACCATCAAAAGATAAAGTTGTAAATAGAACAACTTCATTTGCTTTTAAATCAGACCTCTTAAGAATTGGTAAGTTATTTGAACCAAGAGGAGAATCACTTATAATAACATCTGTATTTACATAATCGCTTCCAGAAACAATCCTATTTAACGCTACGAGATTCGCAATAGAGTTACTTCTTACTTCTTCAACTGATTCTTCATCTTCTCCACCAGATGCAGAAGATGTATTTGTTACAGCATAAGAAACTAATTGTGTTAAACCTGCTAAAGTGGTATTATAAATTCTATCTCCAGTTATAATTGACGCTTGTACTACATTTCCAGTTGCACCTTCTGTCAAGTTAGAAGTTACTCGAACTGTTCCACCCGCCGGAGGTTGTGCACCAATGAGTCCATTGCCAAACGATAATCTTACTCCAGTGTCAGTTCTTCTTCTAACATAACCGGTATCATTTTGATCCATCAAAAATAAACTATTAAATTCAGTATAAGCTGTCCATGCTGCGCTTTCTGCTTCTCTAACTTCAACTAAAACACTTGAAACTTGACCGTCAAGTTCAACATCAAGTGAAAAAAATTGATATGTTTGTAAATCTAAATCTATTTGAAATTCTTGAACATCTGTTGAAAATTGTCGAACAGGTAGTAAAAAAGAAAATTCATCAGAATCTATATCAACAGGAAGATTAAAACTCCTGTTCTCTTCTTGAAGAGTAACAGAAACCGAAGAATTATTTTGAACATCAATTACAGTTTCATAGTATGTTTTAAATATAATATCTCCAGCTTTGAATGAGTGCTCTTCTGGAATAGTAAAAGACGTATTAGAATCAGGAAAACCAAATGGTATTGTAATTAGAACATTTGCAGTAGCTGGTGTTGCTGTTTGTGGAGTATAACCCAAAAATGCTGACAAGTTTAATATTGATTCTGGAAGCTGTGCTTTTGTTAAAAAGAATTCTTTATATGTTGATATTTGATAAAATAAAATATTACTCGTTAAAGTCGCTAGAACTTCAATTACAAATGAAAGAAATGATGATTTTGTTAAATCAACATTTTCAAGTTCTAAGTATGATTGTACCCACGAAATAATTTGATTTTTTATTTCGTTTCGTGATAAATAAATTTGATTTGATAAACTTGTGTCTGCCATATTAAAGAATCCTATTTATATAAAGTAAAAACCACTGTTTCCATCATATAAATCTTTTAAAGTTGAACGTATTGATTCATTTTTTATTAGTAATCTAGTTAAAAATTCTGAGTCTGATAAAGTATGAATTTTTTTGTCGTAGTCTACAAAAGAAAATGTTTCGGTAACTTTTGCATCTATAGATGTGGTTTTCTTACTTTGATAAACCTCAGCAATAAGTTTCCAAAATCTAAAATCAGTATTAACTGAAATTTCAGCACCTTGAATTCTAAATACTGGATAATTATCATTAGTTTGTCTTAAAAACGTTTGGTCAAATTTAATATAATCTCCTGGATACGGAGTAATACCATATGTATTTGGAATAACAAATGAAGTTCTTCCATCTTTTATATAACCAATATCTTGGCCATCAAATACAGTAGAAACTTCTTCCATAAAATATACTGGCATAAGTAGATATTTGTTCCATCTCTTCCCGGATAAATCACCAGTCGATTCATATGAACCACCAAATAGGTTTTCGTCATCCCAAACTATATTTCCTATATCGTAATTATAATAAGTAACTAAAAATGGAACTGCATGCTTACTATAGTAATCATAAAGTAACTTTTGATAGTCATATATGTAATCATACATTCTAGTATATTTCTGTATTGTATCTAAACTAGCCACTTATTAACCCTCCGCTGTGATGAACCCAGCAAATACTTCTTCAGTTATCGCGACACTCAAAGTTCCTCTTTCTCCTTTATAGTTTACATAAATATCGACAGTAAACCCCTTTCCATTCCTAAGAAATGTTATTTCATTATTTTCAATGAACGCTCTATTATCATAAAATTGTAAAGCAGAAATAACTTCTTCTTCAATTCTTTCTGCGGTAATTTCATCTGCTGGTTCGAAAATAAGTTTGTATAGATCGCTTCCATACAAAGGGTCATATGGGTAACTCCTTTTTGGAGTTAAAAGAATATTATTCCAAGAATTTATTATCGCATTTAAATTTTTTATTCTCTCAAAATCTCCGTTGGAAGCTATTTTAGGTAAATAGTCAGCGTCAGTTTCTTGTGAACCAACTACATCTTTTCTGAATCGATCTAATAAATTAGCCATTTAATATTTTTTCCTCTAATAACTTATTTTTATCTTCTTCTAGACTTGCTTTCCATTTTAAGTAATTATAAAATCTCTGAACCGGCATTTCCATAGTTGCAGAGTACGATTGTTTACTCATTTCCATGCAAGAGAATATATTTTTTTCTAGATTTTCTCTATATTGATTAATTTCATTCGATTGTGTACACCATTCGAAAAAAGTTTTGGACCAAATCAAGGTCCACTAAATCCTCCTCGCCACAATGTACACAGTAGCTTTTCATTTTTAAGAAAACACCATATTGTCCAAATGCTTTTTTATAACTAGCATGAATTTTTCTTTTATCTCTTGCTGGCAAAGTCAAATAAGCATCAACTATGTCACCACGGCCATCGTAAATTACTTTATCGCCTTCTTCTGGTATTTGTTCAAAAGAATCAATAACCAGAGTTTCTGTAATTATGTCAGCATTGGCATTTGGTTGTGCTCCAAGTGTTTTATAAGCACTCATTTCATCAAATAATGATGGTTGCCTTACTATTGCTGAAACACCCGGAGTCATTGGCAATTCAACATTTATTTTCTTTTTAAGAATATCTTTTTCTGGGTATTCATTCATATTGAATGTTTCAGATGCGTTAATTCTTACTGGATAAGATTTAGCACATCTTGGACACATAACTTCATAATCTCTTATTTCTTCATAAGTTATATGATATAAACCATATACAAGAGCATCTCTATCTTTTAATGTAACATTCTTTAAAAAATCGTCATAAGACGTAATAATTTTTGGTTTTGAAACTAGACTGTCGTAGATGCACTTATTTAAATGTTCAGTTATTTTAGCAGGAGTTAAAAAACTAGCTTTGAGCCTTTCTTCCTCTTGAACATTTAACGACCTAAGATGGTAAGAGTTATGTGTTTGAGGTGTAATAACTTCGTATTCTGGATACTTCGTATTAAAACTTTTAAACATTAATCTATCTCCTTTCATTCAGTTCTAAAAATTATATTACGTTACTTTTGCTACTTTCTTTTTTATCTTATATATTTTTTTAGCAATAGAGGCTTTACATTTCGCTGGATTTTTTGATTTAGCACAAGCTTTAGATGCTGCTTGCAAATCTTTCACTTGAGCATTATATGCACCAACTTTATATTTTTTCATACAAGAGGTTTTTTCTGCTCCGCTCAATCCTCTACATGCTCTAGCAGCTTTACTAAGAAATCTTTTGTATACTTTATAACTTGCATATAATGCCAATGCAGCAAGAGCTGCTCCCCCAATTGCTTGCCCTGCTGGTTTTTTCAAAAAGTCAGTTACAGCAGAAAGGGCATTTTGTGCCTTTGCCTTTACTGCTTGAATTGTCCCAGCTTGCGTTTTTGTAGATGTAGTGGCTTGCGTTTTTGTAGATGCAGTGGAAACTTTTCCCTTCCCAAGAGCTTTCATTGGAGCTGCTCTATGTGTTTTTTCTGGAGAAACAGTCTTTACTAACTTTTTCCCAGTTCCCTTATAAGCTTTTGGTAATGCAGCTAGTGGATCCTTTTTCGCTGCTTTTTCTGCACCCTTTTTTACAGTAGTTTTTGCTTTAGCTATAGCCTTTTTTTTAAGTCTTTCTTTACTTCTTTGAAGTGCTAATTTAGCAGCGCCGCTTATTTCACTAAATGGAGCTTCAAGTAATGAATTTAGACCATTAGTTGATTGAAAAGCCAAAACTGGTTTTGTTGTTGAAAGTTTGGGATATAAAGGATTTATTTTTTCAACTACATCATTATATGTATCAAAACCAAACATCTCGCAAACCAATTCTTTATTAAATTCTATAATCCCTTTAAATCTATTAAATAATCCTTGTTCTTCTGCTGCATCAATTTCACTATCTGGAAGTTCCCCATCAAGAAGCAACGACATTATTTGGTAATCTGTTGCTTCATTTATTATGAAATCACGCAAGATGTCTTTTTGATTTTTCTCTAAAATTGATGATTCAGCAATTAAACATAAAGTTTCTCTAGCAGCAAGAAGAAATAATACTGAGTTAATAGTCATTTTATTTCCCCTAATTATTTTGATAATTTCTTTTGTAGTTTTGCTACTTTCTTTGAAATTCCTGCTTTACATTTTGCTGGATCTTTAGATTTTGAGCAAAATGATGCTGATGCTTTCAGATCTTTTATTTGGTTCATTCTTGCATCACGTTTATGTTTCTTCATACAAGCTGATTTATCTTTGCCTGACAATCCTCTACAAGCCTTAGCAGCTTTACTAAAAAATCTCTTATATACTTTATATGAACCAAAGATAGCTAAAGAAACAAGAACTGCTGCTCCAAGACCAATTGCTGCTTGTTTAGCAAGTGGACCAAGTTTGTTGATATAAGCTTTTATTGCATTTTGTGCACCAGTTTTACTAGCTACTTTCTTTGCGCCAGCTAATGCTTCTTTTTTCTTTGCAGCAATATATTTATAATTTGCCAAACCTAATTTTTTAACTTGTAAACCACTACTAGCAATCTTTCCTGCGCTTTCTCCTGATTTAGCCATTCCTATATCCATTGCTTTCTTAATAAATCTTTTTGCTTCATAGTCAGTCATACCATGTTGAGTTTTTAGAATATTCTTTGCTTTTAACATTTTACCACTCTTCCAAATTTCTTGACCAAATTTCTTGGCCCAAGGTATAACACCTTTAAATCCTTCTATTTCATTTATAGGACTTATGGGACCAACTTCTTGAAGAAAAGTTTTTGTTTCTTTTATACCAATAACCTCAGATATATATTCAAAATTTTCTAAAATTTGTTCTTTTAATTCCATAAATAATATCTGAAAATCTTCTTCATCATGTTCTACTTCTGGAAAATCTTCTCTAACTAACATATGTAAAATTTCATATTCAGAAGCTACACTCTCAATAAAGTTGATTAACTCTTCTTTTCCTTCAACACCAGTATTTTCTACTATAATTGATAATGCTGAACGTGCTGAAAGAACAAAAAGCATTGAGTCACTTACGTTAATATTTTCTGTGAAAATCATTTTTTCTGTCTCCTTAATTATATATAATTTTAATTTTTATTAACTTATTATAAATTAGCGTTAGTATCTTCACCATATTTTTCAATAATATCAGCTTTAGTTGCGAATACTGTATCTGATAGACTTTGACATCTATCTTTTACCCAATCTTCGTGCCATACATAATCAGTGTTAAATTCAATTTCAAGATCTAATCTTCCTATAGTTTCTACATCACTGGTAAATAAATCTTGTGGATCTTTTGTTGGGAACATTCCATCATATGCTGCGTAATATTCAACTGTCTTAGAATCTGGAGCTGTTGTCCAGTAATACATAAATGCTGCATATGTGGATTTTGAGTAACCAACTAATTCTTCATCTTCAACTAGATTTGAAGTACCAGTTCTATAATCTCTTATCATCTTAACCCAACCGTGCATGATGTTAAGAATTGGAGTTCCATTAAACTCTAGAAATTTAATTGAAACTGAATTTCCATAGTCAATATTACCAGGAACAGACCATTTTACTCCACCAAGACCAGTGAACTCAACTTTATTAAGAGTTCCGCCTGGTGGCGTCACTGATAAACAAGCTCCTGATAAAAGAGCAGTTAATTGCGAAACGTTATCGATTCCAGCATATTCTGTAAGTGCTGATGGTAATCTTGCAAAATGGATAAAGTGATATCCTGTTACATATGGGTCTGCAACGCCAGCAACAGTACCACCAAAATTACGGCTCAGTATGTTTCTTGTTACATTTGCAAATGAATTTCTAATTGCCATTTTGAGTTTCCTCCACTATATTATAAACCCGATCTTTCCTTAATTTTTTGTATTACAACATTCCAATTCCCATTTGGTATATGAACAGCTTTGTCATCAATATAAAATTCTGCAGCAATTTTTTCTGCTGTTATTCCATCAAAAGGGATTTTATATTTATTGAGCCATTCTGAAACCATTCTGATTTGTTTAGTATGATTCATATTATGTTCTATTGCGTTTTGCTCAGACGCCCTAGTTGTAAATATAATTATTTGGAATCCTTGGTTTCTTAGCCATTCAAGAGCCTCTTTTGCACCTTCAAATGGCGGATCATAGATAGTTCCATCGTTCCAACTTCTTGAGTATTTATGAATAGTACGATCCAAGTCAACCATTACCCTCTTTTTATAATTAACAAGATTTATACTCTCAGGAAAAACATTTTTAGTTTTTCGTTTCTTCTTTTTTGGAGAATCTGGAGACTTGCCCTTAGAACTACCTATCGAACCTTTTTTTGTAGCAAATTGATCCATAGGAAAAATTGATTCATTAGATTGTAATTTTTCTAAATAAGTATCTAAATTCATTATTTTCTCCACTAATTTTGCTACAACTAAGGTTTATATTTTGTTCTAGTTTTTTTCTAAAGTCAGTAGGATAAAGAACATATTTCTATATATATTAATTAGTGAAAGGAAAACTATTTTTTAATTTTTAGAGGAGGTGATTATATGAAAGCAACGCCAGAGTACATAATTAGTAAATTATGTAAATTGGGTTATGAAACTTATGTAGTTGGTGGTGCTGTTAGAGATTTTTTACAGTGTAAAACTCCAACGGATGAAGACATTGTTACAAAAGCAACACCAAAGGAAGTTTCAAGAATTTTTAGAAAACATAGAATTGCGTATGGTGGAACTTATTTTAGAGTCACCTTCGTTGATGGAATCGAGGTAGCTACATTTAGAAAAGATATCTATAAAGGACTAAACGATAAAAACGTCACAGTAGTTCCGGCAGAAACAATTCTTGAAGATTTAAATCGCAGAGACTTGACCATAAACGCAATAGCGTGGTGTCAGTTTACCGGAAGATTAATAGATCCGCACCATGGCGTAGACGATCTTTATAGGAAAAAAATTCGTTTTGTTGGAGATCCGATTAAAAGAATTTTTGAGGATCCAAATCGAATAATTCGAGCTTGTAGATTCTTAGCAGTAATTGATGGTGAGTTTGGTAACAAAGATCTTGAAGCCCTAAAACAATCTTCGTTCATGGTTGATAAACACGTTGCTAAAGAGAGGATTCGAGAAGAGGTTTTAAAGTCAATGAAAGCAAGAAATGCAAGTACGTTCTTTCATGCTTTACATAGAATTGATGCTTTAAAATACATCTTTCCAATGCTGGATTGTTGTTATCAATTAGAAGATTTTCATGGTTTGCATCACAGAGAAAGCATCATAACGCATTCTTATGTTGCTGGAGATTCTATTTCTACAAAGTATCCACTTTTAAAATTGGCAACATATTTACATGATATTGGTAAATTTAGAGCTTGTCATTGGAATCCAAAAACAAGTGATTTGAAATTTACTAGTCATGATAAAATTGGTGCTGAGATTATAAGTGAAGAATTATGGAACTTAAAATTTTCTAAAAAAGAAATTGAATATATAACTGCGTTAATAAGACTTCATATGAATAATTTCTTAACTCCAAAGGCAATAAGAAAAACAGTTAGGAAATTAAACGAGCATAATATTCCTTATAAAGATTTGTACAGATTAAAACTTGCTGATAGCAATGCTAATATTTGGAAAGGAACATTACCACTATCTAGAATTAAGGAAGAACTTGCTCTAATTGAGAAATCTCTTAATATTAAATCTTCAAATAGATTTGACCAACTTGCAATAAATGGAAAAAATATCATGGAGATTTCTGGTTTAAAACCAGGACCTGAGATTGGAAAAATTAAAAATATTCTTTTAGAATGTGTTTTAGACGAACCTGAACTAAACAATGAGGTAAGTTTAAAAACAATAGTAGAAGAATATATGGAATATAGGAGGGAATTAAATGATTAAATTACCAAAAGATTTCTTTCTTATTTCTAAGTTTATGACGGGGAGTCAGATGTATGGTACATCGTCCCCGTCATCTGACTTGGATATAAGGGGTGTCTTTATTCCAAGCAAAGAATACTTTCATGGTTTTTTACATAGAACTGAACAATATGAAGATAGAAAAAACGACATTGTTTTTTACGAAATAAGAAAGTTCATGACTCTCGCGTTAAAAGCTAATCCAACATTACTTGAGTTCTTTTTTGTTCCGGAAAATTGCTTGCTTGAAACAACCACAGTGTGGGAAGAAATAGTTGAAAACCGAGATCTATTTTTATCTACAAAATGTAAACATACATTTAGTGGTTATGCGTTTTCACAATTAAAAAGAATTAAAAACCATAGAGAGTGGTTATTAAATCCACCAAAGAAAAAGCCAGAGAGAAAAGATTTTAATTTACCAGAAAGTAAGTCATTATTAACTGGAGAACAAATTGGTGCGTTTAACGAAATAATTGCAACATATTTAAAGCAAATTGGCCAATTTCATAAACTTAAAGAATTACTCGAAGAAATGGAAGAATTTTATAATTACAAAACTATCGTTAAAAATTTAGTTAATGTAGATTTTAAATCTATTCAAACTATAGTACCTCTTAGTAATAACGTTATGTATGCTTTAGAAAAGGAAAAACGATATTCAAATTCTTTAAAGCACTGGAATCAATATCAAAATTGGAAAAGAAGTAGAAACCCAGATCGAGCAAAATTAGAAAAAGAATTTGGATACGATACGAAGCATGCAATGCATTTATATAGATTAGTTGACGAATGTAAAGAACTTCTAACTACTGGGAAGATAATATTTCCAAGACCTGATCGAGAACATCTTTTAGCTATTAGAAACGGTTTATATAAATATGATGAACTAATGGAAAGATTTAATAATATAAATGGTGAACTTGAAAATTTATATAATAACAGCATTCTCCCTAAAAAAGCAAAAGTTGAGAAAGTAGACAAATTATGTGTAAATATCATTGACTCATATTTAGAATCATCTTCGATACTAAAAAAATTTTCAAAACGATTTCCAAATAACTATAAGGAGTTTGATAAATAATGTTTTTTAAATATGTTAACGGCGTAAAAAAGTTTAGATTTAATTTTATATTTGATATCTATGGTTACGCTACAATTTTTGGTCTCGTTATTATTTGGTATCTTGTACCATTTGGAAGAAAATTTCTTAAATGGTACAAAAAAAGAAAATATGAAAAAATAAAAGAATGGAGAATAAAAAATGAAAACAGCAGTTAGACAAGGAATGATCTTTAAATATAACAAATATTTTAAGAATTTCAGATACGAATTATTCTTCAACACCAAAACTGGAATTGAAGTTTTATGCGGAGTAAAACCAAAATCTGATCCATTTAGACTTATGCTTCCATCAATGTGTGATATTGGAATAATGGGAAGTTGCCCAAATAGATGTGCGTTTTGTTATCAAAGCTCCATTAAAGAACCACATATGAAATTAAAAGATTTCAAGATAATTATTGACCAAGTAAAACACCATACAAATCAAGTAGCATTGGGAGGAAGAGGAGATCCAAATCATCATCCTCATTTTAAAGAAATTCTTGAATATTGTGTTGAGAATAATGTTGTTCCAAACTACACAACCTCTGGGAAGAATTTAACTGACGAACAAGTTGAGTTATCAAAAATGTGTGGTGCAGTTGCTGTAAGCGATTATCGTAAAAAGTTTACTTTTAATGCTTTTAATAAATTTTCTGATGCTAGGATTAAAACTAATATTCATTTTATGTTAACTCGTCAAACATATTACGACGCTTTAAAAATATTATATGGTTCAAACCCGTGGGTAACTAGAACACATAATATCGAAAAGGCTGACATTAAATTAGAAAAGATAAATGCTGTAATATTTTTGTTATTCAAACCACAAGGAAACGGAAAAAATTTATTAGATTTAATCCCAACTTCATATCAATTAATGGTATTTGCAGAAAGAGTTTTAGATCCAAAATGTCAATTTAAAGTTGGGATGGATAGCTGTTTAGTTAACCACGTTAAAAGGTTTATTGGAGATTTAGATCCAATACAAGAAATGTCAATTGATACTTGTGAAAGCGCAAGAATGTCAACATACATTTCACCATCCATGAAAATGATTCCGTGTTCTTTTGCGAATCATGAAAAATATGGCGTTCCGTTAGAAGGAACAACGATAAAAGAAGTTTGGAACAAATCTGAACCATTTAAGATTTTTAGAAAAAGGCTTATGAAAAATAAGAATTGTTGCCCAATCGGGCTATAAAAGGAGCAAAAATGCCAATTTATGAATACATATGTAAAAAATGTAATTTCAGCTCCGAATTTTTTCAGTCAGTAAATGAACTCCCACCGCTATGTCCAAAGTGTGGCTCCAAATTAAAGAAGCTTATTTCAAAAAGTAATTTTCACCTTAAAGGAACTGGATGGTCTCCAGATGGTTATTCGTCGAAAGGAAAGAAAAAATGAAAATTAAATCTGATTTTGTAACAAACTCCAGTTCATCGTCTTTTATAGTGGTCTTTCCAAAAAAGATAATACATTATGACGATGTATGGTTTTATATTAAAGGAACAGATAAGGCACATCAAGTATATAAAGATGCTAGAAATCAAAAACCATACCTTCTTAGTGCGAATAATCAATCTTTAATAAAGAAACTTACATCTGTTATCAAAGGTGGTTGCCTTTCTGATCTAACTGTTTTAGAATATATATACAAAGATATTAATTGTTTAAAAGAAGATGTTTATCAAGATCCTAAAACATATATTGATTTTACAAATTTTACAGAAGAAATTTTAGATTCTCAAGCGAAAGTAATAGTAAAAAAATTTATAGAACTAATTAAAAGTGGTTGGGTTTACTTTTTTAAATATGGAGATGAAGGAGGAGAATTTTTTAGTGAAATGGAACATGGAGATACTTTCAAGGAATTAAGACATATAAGAATTAGTTATCATTAAAGAAAGGACAAAAAATGTTATACTTCGTAATTGCTGCAGTCCCTGCTGGTTTTCAGTTAGAAAATTATTTAAGTTTGAGGGAAATGGGAAATATTTTTAATAAAGAATTCGTTAGTTTAGATGATTTAAAATTAATTGCTCAATCTATAGAACTTTCACCATACGTAATGCTTTCTTCGACTACTTCTGAAAATTTTGAATATCTAATAAAAATCTTAGAAGACTTAGGATTAGTAATTTCTCAAAAATCAGATTTTACTACCATGACTGGATTTTCCGAAGGTGAAAACGAAAGAATACAAAAACATGGCTTTGTTTGCGTAAATATAGCAAACCTTTCAACTCTCTCAAAATATGAAAAAGTATTAGAACAAGTGGTAGCCCTAGAAGAATATGGGACAAACGAAGAAATGGTTAAAAAATTACAACAGTTATAACGAAAAATAAGCAGGGAGAGAGTTATCTTTCCCTGCTTATTTTTTTGTAATTATTCTATGAAGAAATTTAATTCAATCTTTTCAACAACTCTAGTTGGTTGAAGTGTTACATCAACATGAAAAGTTTTTGTTTTCTTTTCATAGTCAGTTGCAGCAACTTCAACTGAGTAGCTATCCAAACCTCTTCTTTGTTTAATTATTTCCAAGAACTCAGTAACTTCAGATGATACTTGTCCCCAAGTTATTGCGTCATTTTGTTCAAAAACAAAACCTCTACAAAATTGTTCTAAAGCTCGTTTAACAAATAGAACTAGCCTTACAATGTTTAAATCTTGTAAAGCACTCGCTTTTGCTTGAGATGTTAATTGCCCCCAAATAGTATAACCTTGAGCAAATCTTACAATTGGATTCAATTGTTTTAGATATAATTGATCCCTTTGACCAAGTCTTGGATTATATCTTAATTCTTTAATTGTATCTATTGCACCTCTATTAAATCCAGCCGCTGCAAACCATAGTTCACCAACATTATCATTTCTTGGTAACAAGTATGCCATATGATAGATTGGTGAGAACCATACATCCTGCCCAGTAAATGGGTCAGCAACTTTATTAAATGATTCATAAAGAGCTACATAATAAGTATTAAATGTGTGGGTATCAGTTCTTTTTGATAGAGCTGCATTAACTGAAGCATTATCTCCGTTATCTAGAATACCAACACAATCACGTCTTGTTTGAACTAATGAGCTAATTGCAGTTTTTACATCTGTTGGATAACCAGCATCATAAACAAGAGTGAAATAAATTGATTCTGGATCTAGAATACTATCATCAACTAATCCTGAATATGCTTGCTGAAGAAGTGTTTCAGCATCAGTAGTAGAGAGATCTCCAGTTTCATCTACTAATGAACCGTCAGAACCTTTTTTCATTGGAACTGGTTCAGCAGCTGCAAATGGAGTAGAAAGATCTGCATATGCTTGCTTAACTTGGTAAGTTATTGGCGTTTGATTTTCCTTGAATGATGATACAGAACCTAACCATCCTCTTGAAGCTGTATCAAGATTTCTTGATGAGTATACTTTTATTGACTCATTATCTGTTCCTTGTGAAGCTCCTAACCAACCCCACATTTTGTTTCCTTGACCATCTTTTGCTATTACTACATAACTTGCCATTCCAGTTTCAGGGTTAGTTTCCCAATCTGAAAAGTCTTGTTTATTATCTGTAATAAGAGCTGTTGACGCGCTTGAATCAACCGCAACTGTTCCTATTTCTTTGTCATAAGTTTTAACAACTGCTTCATAACCAGTTGTATAAGTTTCTTGATCTTCATTTAAATACATTTGTGCTCTTAAAACTGATGAATAGGTATTAAGAACATATTGAATCCATAAAGAATCTCCAGCATTATCTACTGCTTTTGGATCAAAAGAAATTTCAAAAGATTCGATTATTACATCGTTACCATCTGATTGCCTTTCGTAAATATCTAGCACATATACATCATTCAAAAGTGGATTTGAATGCTCAGTAAATCTAACACCAATTCCGTTATAATAATCTCCTCTTCCTATTGGATATAGGAAGCATACTGGATTAGTGTTTCCTAATTGAGCCAAATTTGTAGATAATTCAGCTTTTGAGTTAATTGAACTTCCATATGAAACTGAAATTGTTGCACCTGTGGTATCTGCTCCATATGTTGCATCGATTCTTATATTTGAGTATGCAGCATCATCTGGTAGAACTCTCATCCAATATAATGAGCCAGACTCTCCAAGATGATTATAAGAAATATATGGTCCTTGACCATAGTTTTTTCCATACTGAGTTATATCTGGTTCTCCCCACTCTGAGATAAAGTCAGATCGAGAACCTACGAAAACAACTTCGTTGTCTCTTCCCTTTTTTGTCAGACCACAAGCAAATCCAATAGTAGACGGAACTACTTGAACAAACGTAGAAAGATCTATTATCTTTGTGAAAACTCCCGGTGAAATATTCGGCATTAAAGTTTACCTCCAAAATTATTTTTAACTTTTCAAATTACTTTTTAGTTCCAATCACTATTTCCTTACTTTTTTTGGTCTAAAAATCAAATTCCTTTTTATTAATCCTCCTTATAACATTATAGATATAAATACCAAACGAAAACTAATCTTCTTGAACTTGTTTTAACTATCGTTGGAAACGTAACTCTAGCAAACAAGCTAAATTGTCCGCTATAACCTCCCAACGAACTTTCTGCTGAAAATAAACCAGCTTCACTTAACTCATTACCATTTGAATCACTAGAACTTATTGCTACTGTAATTTTAACCACAAACCATCTGTTATCATTTAATGAATCAGCTTCAAATTCAACATTTTGAAATGGCTTTTTGTAGTAACCAGTTTCAGGATAACCAACCCCAGCAACATGATAATCTGCATTTGAAGAGTCAGTAGCATTAATCATTACTCTAGATTCTAAATCGTCATCATCTATTGCAGGAGCTACAGGATCGAACGGATCTGCAGGATCTGCTCCTCCATCTCCTAATCCAAGCCACGCTAGAAACTCATCTTTTGTTGGAGTAGCAAATCCGTTGTCTGTGTTAACTAATCTCTGCGCAAGCATTTCTCTTCCTAAATAAACTACTAGATTATGCTTTCCAACTAATTTTTTGTTTCCGTCCTCGTCAACATCATAAATTTCAACAAAACCTTGCGGTCTTCTAACTCCTCTTTTCGGTTTGTTAACCGAATCATTGAGGCAGGTATCACCATAAACGTCAACCGCTTTTATTTCAATATCCTTTTCTTTTTCCATTGCAAATATCCTTTAAATTTTTAGATATTTTATACTATACTTTATATTTTGTTCTTGGAAGTTAACCCAATTGGAATTACGAAAAATACCCAGGTTACGGGTATATAGAGCTACATTCATCTATATAAATATGTACCGTAACCTGGGGAATATCCTCTACATTTTATTTTTTAATTATTCTAAAAAAGTTCCACAATTTGGGCAAAATTTAAAAGAAGATTTACTTCTTCTCCCGCAAGTAGAACAAGTTAGTTTTGTTCTGGTTGTAATCGGGGCTTTAACTTTAACACCACCCGATTTACCTTTTAGTTGAATAACAATTACTTGTGGAGTTTCTAATTCACCAATACTTCCATACATAAATTGCTGGTTTATTTCAGACCCTTTCACAGTTATTCCCATATCATCAATTGGAGTTTTAAGTTTTTCTGTAATTGATTTTTCTTCAGTACCACTAATAGAACCATCAGAATTAACAGAGCAATTATTCACTTGTATATTATTAGAATTGATAAATTCTCCACTTGTTCCGCAATCTCCAAACGTCCATGAAATTTGCGGATAACTTTTCCAGGGGTTATATTCGTCATAATGATAATGGTGATGATGATATTCGTTTATTATTTGCTTAAGAATTGCTGGTGGCTTTTCAAAAGCAAACTCAACTCGAATCAAACCATCGTCAATTCTATCTCCTCGATAATTTGAAATTTCTTTTGTCTTTTTTATAAACTTAAATTTATTTTTTGCTACTGTTCCATTTAAAAACCCTTCTAACTCAGTTGTTTGGTTTGGTCCAATAATCAAGGACGAACCATTTAAAACATCTTGACCATCAATATGAATTCTTACTGATGCTTTTTGAGAATTTAGGTTTTTAAGAAGAATGGAATATTCACTCCCGAAAGGAAGGGTGACAAATCCGTCTCTTACTCTTAGAATTTGTCCGTTTAGTTTTACTTCTACTACGAATCTATCTTTATATGTCATGATATTACCTCCTCCAGGTGACAGACTTGCACCTCGTATTTTTTAGTTTAAAGTCTGTTGGTTTATCATGTAGAGAATTACTTACTGCTAAAAAAAACTTCAAACGCTTTTTTCATAATACTTTTTTTGACTTTATGACCAATTTTATCAAACTTTCTTGCAACATGAATTACTAACTCTCTTGGGGAAATTTCAGATGTTGTAATTCTATTACTTAAAGTTACTGGGCAACCAAGTAATAGAAATGTATATATTTGAGAAACTAAATTACTTGGATGCTCTTCATCAATATCAATCTCAAAGAATTTATCATAAGATCCCATTTCAATTTCAAAAATTTTATCTCCATCTGGAGTTTTAACATAAAACTTTTTGTAAATTGGATCTACTCCAATATTTGCATTTGGATATAATTTTTTTAACTTTGAGACAGCAGAACTCTTAACTATCTTTTTTAACTTACATTTTGTAGTATAGTTAATTATTCGTGCCATTGATTTTACTCCATTAATTATTTATTATTAATTTGTTCTACTATATATATAAATAAATGATTAGAATCTGACTTGCTCTAAATTACTAAAAGTTTTTGAGGAGGTTATTAATTATGGCATTAGAAATTTTTACAGGTTCTGTTAAGGAAGCAAAGGAGCATCTAATGAAGAAAGCTCTTGAAAGATTTTCAAGAGCTCAGATGTTACCTTGCGGGCATAGGCCAGATATAGAGTCATGTTTTGACTACCACAAAGAATCGGGTATTGTTTCATTCTACTTTAACATAAAAGGAGAACGAACAACAAGGGCTGAGGCAGTCAAAATTCGGTGAGCCATAGGCCAAATAATTGGGGTAGTCATCGAAGCTACCCCAATTACTTTTTTTTTGTTATAAATCTTTTCCGTAATAAACACCATTAAACATAAAACAACCATCAATTATAACAATTGGATAAATATTAAAATAACCAGTTGCAGGAAGGTGTTCAACAACACCAAATCCATTTATCCAATGATTTGGTGCATTCTTTTTATAATCGGGTTTAATATTACAAAGACATGGTAAGCACGTTGCAATATGATAACCTTTTCTGTCTACTGGAGAAACTTTAGCATATGTTTGTGGGTTATGAACATGGGAATAAACAACGTTTCCCTCAAATGCGTCAAGAGTTCTAGCAGCGTGATATTTATTCCAATAATATCCATGAATAACACTTAACTTTCCAATTCTATATATTTCATTAAAAGGAATAATTTTATAACCTCGTTCTGTTAATTTTAAATTTCTATCAATATCTATAATTCCATCAAGTTCTGGATGTTCTTCAGTATACCAATTAATTCTTTGTTCATGATTTCCAATCATAAAAACTCTTTTAGTATCTTTTGGAGTAATATTTTCATGTACTAATAATATATCTTTGTTAAAATCTTCGTAATCTCTTACTAATCTTTTTCTTTCTTTTAATAATGGTTTTCTTCTGTTCCAACCTGAAATACAATCTAAAGAAATTTGATCACCCATATAAACAAGTTCATCTGGTTGATATTCGACAATAAACTGACCAACTGAATCCAAAACCTTTTCATCATAATGTGGATAGTGTATGTCTGGTAGTAAAACTGTTTTATGAATTTCAAACGAATCTTTATAATCCGCAAGACTCTTTTCTTTACATCTACCAGAGAAAGAACCTGCATATCTATAAACAGTTTTTTCAGAACAACCAACTACTTTAGAAATTTGTTTATTATCTAACCAAGTGGTATCTGCCAGCTTTTTTATCTCATTTTTATAGATTGACATAGTCATCTCCTTATTAGAAAAATGTGGTGATTTATATTTTGTTCTAAAAAGAAAAGTTGGAAACCATTAAAAATAAAGGGTTTATAACTATTTTATTAGGTTAGAAACTGTGAGCATATGCCTTTAATCTTGTTGCTCAAGGAGGATTCTATTACCATTCTCCTGTAGTAGGTATGCACCGTTTTCTTGTAATAATGAAGCAAGAGCTGCTTCTACGGTTATTTGGACAAGATCAAAACCGTGAGTACAGTCAAAATTTGCATCTGTATCGAAAATCTGAAACCCACCGCTTTGATAAAGAGTAAAGTCAAATTCTGCTGTTGAATCAAGACTAAGTTGTTCATTATATTCTAATATTGCTTTATGATCGCCATTGTCATATTCAGCAGATAAGAAAGCTCTCCATGCAGCAAAATCACTTCCATCATCTCTTATGATAAGTAATATATCATTTCCTTTTTTCCACCCTGGTCTGTTTATAACTGTTTGAAGTATGGATGATAAATCTGGAGAATAATGTATACTTTCAGTTACGTTCCAACTTTCTATATTATCCCAAGCTACTGCAGAAGTAAGAGGAAGAGCATCAAATTCTGCTTCAGTTTGCGGTAAACTTGTAACATCATCTTGGTCAACAAAGTAGAGATTGCTTCTTACAGTATTTGTACCTCCGCCACTATAACTTGCTGTAAATTTAATACGACAACTATCTACAGTTTCTCCTGGATCTAACTGAACATTCCTAAATCTAACATAAGTATGATATACATCTGGGAGTCCACCTCCACCAAAAATTAAATTATCTGTGAGTCCACCCCAAGTCTGTGATCCATCCGTTCCTTGAAGATATCTATCGTCATTTGCTTCTTCTGGAGATGAAGTACTTCCAACTCCACGGGTCCATGATGTTACTAATGCACTTGAATCCGTTTCTGATGAGCATCTTAAAGGGTCATCTATTATTTCAGTTTGTTTTATCTCCAAATCTCTTCTTATATCTGTCGCTGCACCAATATCAAAATATGAACCACAGTCATATACTTCTCTTGCATATAATAGATTTGCTGTTGAGTCTTGGCAAATTGTATATGGATTTTCGCAACAAGGGATTCCGTCACCAGTTATAAAATCAAAAACATTTTGAAATATGTCAATTGGAGCAAGTTCA